TTTTTTTTTTTTAGATAAACTGTTTATTTTTTTTTTACCCCAAGCGCCTAACTGAACTTGCAATTATTACAACTTCGTAAACTTGGGATCCTCACTCGCCGCCGACGACGCTCGCCGCGCCGTGGTCGGTGTCGGGGCTGGTGGTCGAGATGGGACAGAGGACGCTTCACCAGTATCAATAGACAACCCCGCTGAGGCGTCTGTGGAAGGCAGCTTTTGCAGTACGTCTTCCTGTGCTGCAAAAAATTGATCCCACTCGGTCCCGTCGTGTTTGTTATCGTCAGCCCGGGCCCGTTCACGGTGCTGCTCTCGCTTCAGCCTGTACCGCTGCCACCACCGATACCCGTAATATATTACGGCGGCGACGGCGGCGGCGATGGCCAGATACATTAGCTTGCGACTGGAAAACATTTCCTCTTTTTTCATGCTTGCGCACGAGCCGGCCGCGATGGATGACGCAACCACCGAGTTGTTACTCGCAGCCCTCTTCATCATCTCTGTAAACTTGCGGTTCAGATCGCTCATGTTGAATTTTTTTTTGTGTTTTTTTTTTGGTCACTTAGTTTTTTTTTTTCTAGACAATTGGCAACGCGTCGTTTCTATTTCAAAAAATGTTCGAAGAAAGAAAAGACAATGAGCCAAGAAAAAGCGCACGGGCCGCGCGCATGCAGACGTGGTTCGAATGATTTCGGGTGCGTCGTCGACAGTCAATGCTGTTTCAAATTGAGTTTTTACCTACTTTTGCCGTACAACATATAAACAAAAAAACTGCAAATTATTTATTTTTTTTGTTGGGCCAAAGGCAAACAGCAAGAAAAAAAATGACAACGGCCCGCTTTCTCACAATGACTGGGCTATGGACGGCGCTGGTCGGGGTCGGTTGCTTCACCTACGTCAAAATGTACGGCGACCGCGATCGGCGACCTACCGACGACGACGAGGAGAACATGTGCTACTTGTACAGCGGCGTGCTGCTGGGTGGTATGCTGCTGTGGCCCGTTTTATTCGATCTCTGCATCGGTCTGCGTGACCTTGTCAAGCGCCCGAGGATGATGTTTGGGTTCTTTTGGGTGCCGCTGATCATGGCCCTCGATATGGGCTTCGTCGTTCGGGGGTCGACACAGGGAGAACTTCCGTTCCAGCACCACGAGCTCAGTCAGGACACGAGTACCATCATCTCGGCTGCCTTTGCAATGGGATCTTTGTTCTATGCCTCTGCCCGCAACTACAGCGCCACTCACATCCTGATGTACGCCCTGCTGCTGTGCATCGCCTTCATCGTGCCAACAGTCACGGTGCCACGTGGCACAAAGCAGGCCGTGCTGGTGCGCAGTGTTCAAAAGGTGGCGCTCAACTACGCCATTGGCCTAGTGATCTGCGGCATCTCCGTCGACCTGTTTCACGGCGTTTTTCCGTCGGACCAAGTTGCTAAATCCAACGGAAAAAAATAAATGTGTCATTCAACAACACGCATTTCGCGATACTATAAAAAATAATGTTTCGACCGTCGCGGTGGCAGAGGCGGCTGCAGCGGCAGCGCACCGATTTTTTTCGAGACGAAGGAACGGAGGAGGAGCAGGGGGAACCGTTCGCGCTCGAGAGAGGAAGCGAGTACGAGAGCGAGTACGAGAGCGAGTACAAGAGCGCAAGGTCGACAACCAACGGAAGAGGGCCCCTCCAAAGAAGAGTTCTCCGAGGGATCGGCGCGAGTCCGTTCGGTCCACGCACTTTTTCTGGGGCGTGCTACCTGTGCAAAACCCCCCACCACTCGCAGAAGTACTGCCCGCTGCGGTTCTGCACGACATGTTCCTCGTTCGGGCACAGCAGCGCCGTCTGCACAACGGGGCTGTGGCGCGACACGCAACAATGAAGGAAGTCGACACATCAGGCCACGATGCTCAGGAGCTGCGGGTCCTCGGCGTCCACGTCCACCACGCGGTAGCCCTCGGACCGGTAGTACTTGCACCGCTTGGTCGACGTCCCGAAAAACACCGAGAACGGGTCGACCACGTCGAAGACTCGCGGGGTCAACTTGTCGGCACACGGCCGGAGAACTCGGCCGACGCACTGCTCCAGCTTGGCCGTCGGGGCTGGGCTGGCCAGAAACAGCGTGTCCATGCGCTTGATGTCCAGGCCCTCGGACGCGTACTGGTACGTGGACAGGACGATCTGGCACTTAAAGCCGGCCTCGCGCGCCTCCGCCTTGTCCCCGCCCTTCACCACCCCGATCGTCGTTGGCTCGGCACCATTTGACGACCCCGCCGGGCACAGCAGGCTGCGCAGAAAGCGTTCCAGCAGCTGCACGTGGGCGACGCGCTCCGTGAGAACGAGCAGGTACCGGCCCGTCTTCACCTGCTGCTCGACCAGCAGCCCGAGCAAATCGTTCCGCCGACGATCCTTGGTGATTCGCGTCACCATCTGGCTGTACCCGACCTTGCCCCGCAACGGGCCATAGTGAATTCGTATCTCTTTTTGGTTACCCCGAGCGTAGACGACCCGAAACACATCGACCCGCTCGTCCGACCGGCGCCCCGCTCGAAACGCCACGTCCCCCAGCAACCAGGGAATGCAGCGGCCAAGCCCGTCGGAGCGGTCCGGCGTGGCCGTCAGGCCGATCTTGTAGGCGCATGGCAGCTTGCGCACGGCCTCCTTGAACCGAACCGCCGCGATGTGGTGGGTCTCGTCAAAGATCACCGCACCGAACTGCCGCCACAGCGCCGGCGGGTAGTCCTTCAGACAGATCGACTGCAGCATGCCCATGACCACATCCTTGTTCTCCACGTCGACCTTTTTCTGCTGTATTCGACCCACCCGCGCCGTCGGCAGGAACTGGGCCATCCGCTCGACCCACTGGTCCAGCAGAAACTCCTTGTGCACCACCACCAGGGTCTTTCGACCGAGGTCCGAGATCAGTTTGAGGGCACACACCGTCTTGCCGAACCCACATGGCAGCACCAGCAGGGCCCCGCCCCGCCGCGACAGCTCCTCCGTCACCGCCGACACCGCCGACGCCTGGGGAGGGTTCTTATCCAGCAGGCGACCGTGGAACGGCACGTCCACCGGGGTCCCAAGGCCGCGGTCGTCCGTTGTCGCCCCGCCAAACCGTCGAAGTCCCCAGAACACCGGCACGTGCAGCGTACCGTTCTCCACCCGGTAGAGCGGGAACGACGGGTCCGCCCCCGGCATCGCCATCGTCGACAGCCGAGGTTTGACCGTCAGCTCCGAGCGCACCGTCTCGAGAGCCAACGGGTCGAGCGCCGCCAGCGCCGCCAGCGGCACCGAGTACTCCCCGGCCACGGCCGTGCCCGCCACTCCCGGCCACGTCGCCAAAGTGCGCAGCGCCGTCGGTGCCGTCAGCGTTGTCTGGCGCTTCTTTCTCTTCTTGGTACGTGGCGGAGGCACTGGGTCCTCTCCGAAAAAGGAGACCCCGGCATACATTCTGGAGGTGGCAACCCAGAAAAAGTTTTTAATTTTTTGCCCTGGATTTTTATTTCTTCCACAGTGGCACTGTGTCTTAGAGAAACCAAGATATTTATTTTCTTTGCTATAGTTAAAAAAAAAAAGAAAACCCTCCCAACACAACTTTTGCAAAATGACAGATTTTATGAATTTTTTAGCCGGAAATCCAAAGGCGCAATCAGACTATAAAAGAAAAACAAACATCGACGAAAAAAAAATGAAAGAGTTTTTGCGCACAAACCCACGATACAAAGAAGAATTCGAAACATTCCAACAAGAGACATACAACAAATTGAAAGAAGATCGCATTTCTGAGTTCACAGGAAACGTTGCACAGTTCGAAGACAAGAAGAAGTGCGGCTCAGGAACCAGAGTGCTCAAAACAAAGGCGCGGTCGTGGGCTGAAGAGCAGCGTGAGGAACCCTCTGACAATTACAAGGCCGTGATGGGGTCAGACGTGGTCAATAAGATCAGCGACGGTAAATTTTGCTACCCCAACACACTCGCTCTCATGTTAGAAGACTTGGCGAAGGAAGCGAAAAAAGTAGACCCAAACGACATCGGTGAAGTACGAAAGATCGCTGCACTCCAGTCGGCGCTGTTTCTGAATTATGCGACGAAAATGAAGACGGACGAAGATCTGTACACAAAAGCTTTTGAAGATTTTAAAAAAAAGTTCGGAGACGAGCTGACCAAGGAGCAACTGAAAAATTTGTGCATAGCCGGGCCAAGCAATGGTACGGCGTGTGGTTCTGAGGTCAGAGCAGCAGTAGATGTCGGTACAGCAGAGCGGGAGCCTTCATCTTCATATTTTCAAAGTCTTTTCGGAGCTTCTACAAAAGAAGACATGATGATGTGAAGTTCCTTGGCCACTCTTATAGTTAGTGAGCAAGCCACAGTTGGACAATATTAGCTAAAGGTAACAAGAGGTGGCTACTATATTTTTTTGGAGGGTGCTCTTGTTACGAAACTATTTTCTTTGACAATAAAAAAAAACCACAAAAAACAAAACAAAAATGAGCTCGAAAAAAAACACGAAATTTCTTGAGTTATACCTTTTCCAGCCGCTGATGAAATCGCCAACGTACGTCGCAGACGTGACCGCGTACGTCAAAGCACTTACTGTTCTGTTTCAACAAAGAATTCCAGAAAAATCGATCGAAATACTAATGGGCAAGGCAGAGAAACTTGTGGCAGAGAAACTTATGAAGAATGTTGATATGCAGTACTACAAAGCGCGCCTTTTCATGCTGGACGTGCTTTTGCAGTGTCAGTTCGACGTTGAGATCAACATCAAAGTGCCCAAGGGCGTCGACAAACTGATCCTGGTCACGTATCTTTGGCTTACCACTCGATTCACCACCGATCGACTGGTTAGACTCAAACTTAATCAGCTGCTCCAAACACTGCTTGCACAATGGAATTACACCAAATATAACATCCTGCAAAAAATGAAAGATTTATCTCTCGAGTCCAAGTTGTCCAGGACTTTTAAAGAAACCAATGCGAAGAAACGAATCAAGGCGATCAAGGCGACCGTGACGAAAGCGAGTCAGGAGCTTCTGGGCACACTCGACGCCTCGGAGTTACCAGTGAATGTTCAGCTGAGCTTCGGTGATAATAACACGCTCACCGTCGAGAAGCAGGTGAGCGGTGCCGTCGAGAAGCAGGTGAGCGGTGGCGGAGTTGCCGGCGAACAGCCGCCGCACCACCACCGACTGCCGATCAAGCTGCTTCAAAATTTTTAAGTTCTCGTGGTCGGAAATGGAAAAAAAAATCAACAGAGTTGGGTTGCACACCAAAAATTAAAATCTTGTGCTATAATTAAAAAAAAAAAATCTTCACAAAAATGCCTAGACCACCAACATACGGAAAACCGACTCCTGACACAGCACCAGAATTTGAATTTGTCAATGAGAAAAAAAAAAAAATTGATTTGTTAGACAGAATATACAAAATATCAGACAGCGAGCCCAAAGATGAACTTCAAATGTACAGGCAGCGACTTGGAAAAATGGCGCTGCAAGTGCAGTCGAATGGCCTGTCTGTGGGCAAATCGTGTCCAACACTGTTGATTGACGACAAAAACGAGAAATTGGTCCCCTACGACCCTAATGTCATGGATGCACTTAAAGAATTCGATGGAGGCCGCGAATGGGAAGAAGTCTACAAGTTTCTCCAACAACACATTTACTTGCAAAACAAAAACGGAAAGCTGAGCGCATGTCTGCCGGAAAGGTCGGAATTCAAAAAGTACCGTGTAAGCGACGACGACGAGAAAAGCCCTACTATATATGACAAAGTTACAAAAGAAGCGAAAGATGTCGTTACCTTCCAACAGCGAATGGATGAAAGAAAACTGTACGAACAACAGCAAAAGAAACAGGAGCTAGCTCAGAAAACCAAGAAGAAGAAGGAAAAAGCGTTACTAGAAAGCTTGAAACCAAAAGCAGGAGAGAAGAAAAAACTGGTTGACCGAATCAAACAAGCATTGAAATTGCAGGGTTGGAAAAACAATGATTTGCAACAAGAGAGTGACAAGATTTGGGACATCATGTTAAAGTGCTGCAAAGCGAACTGTGCCTACGTGACAAACGACGAATTACCGGGCTCTGACAATGATTATGCCAATAACTTCCCCAAAAACAACGACGGAATGTACGATGATGCAAAGTATCCGCTGTGCTGGCGCGAACAGAAGGGCAAAACGAACAAAGAGGGGGAATCAATCGAACCCAACGTGAAAGTGATCTTTCCGTCATTCCTTATCAACGACTTGTTGTCTGTGGCGAAAAAAACAATCCTACCCGAATACATCGTAAGCTTCAAAAAAGGAGTCAAGGCCCTTCAAAACATTTTCGAACAAATGTACAGACAGTACTCAGCCAAGTGCTTCGGACTGCGCAGCAAAGACGACGTCACCGTCGACAACCCGTTTGCTGTCGGAAACAAAAAACCCGTGTTAAAAAAATTAACGAAAAAGTCCTTGGAAACCAGAGCAACAAAAATTATCGGGTCAAATTTGAGACAAAATTAGGCAGTATTTTATACAGCAATAAAAAAAAAACCAAAAAAAAAAACCAAGAAAGAATAACCCCCGTGAAAAAAATCCAGATGTCTTCCGTGTCGACGGGTTCGTTTTCGCTGAGCGGCACCGACCGAACGGACCGAGTGATCATCAACCTGAAAGTGCTGGCGGCGATTCGCACCGGCGAGCGGCTGACGCTGCGCAACTCGTGCTTTCAAATTCAGGAAAACAACGCGTACCAGGGGTTCAAGCGGTGGTACAACGGCGATGACCGCTGGGGCAACCTGAGCGACATCAAGAAAGTGGTGGAGGACGCGGTTCAGATTTTGGAGCTGTACCTGAACCACGACGGCCCGACACCGACGCAGCGTCGGTTCATGCGCACGCTGCGCGCTGAGCTGCGAGGCGTGGAGGGGGGGCTTCAGAACTTGAAGGAGACCTACTCCACCGACAAGACCATGCACGCCAACCTCGACGTCCTGCTGCAAAAGATCGACGGGGTGGTGGAGCGGCGGGGGACGGAACCGCCGGAGGAGCCGTCGGAGCTGTCGGAGCGCAAGTCCTCCCCGCAGCTGTGCCCGCCAAAGTTTCAAAGCAGCAGCCCGTCCCCCCCGAGCTCTCCGGCGTCGAGTTGCTTCTCCCGCAGTCCCGGGGACGTCGAATGAGCCTCACTTTTTTTGATTCTTTTATAACTTTTTTTATATGCAGGCATACACAAGAAGAAGAAAAAAAAAAGAAAAAACACACAAACAACAGAACAAGAAGAAAAATGTCTGTCTCGCTGGCGCTGGTGTTGTCGGTGGTCGTTGTGGTGGTTGTCGCCGCCGCCATTGCGATCGCAGTCGTGGTCGCGGGGCAACGGCGGTCCAGAAACGACGTTGGTGCACGGGACCAGAACGGTACTCCGACCGTCACCGTCGTGAGCGCCACAGGGTGGTGTGGGTATTCCAAAAAGTTTAGTGACCAGCTTGGTGAGATCAAGGCGGCTCTCGGGAGCGCCACCGACGTCGTGCACCTGCAGGACGCCGACGCCGGATTCGAAGCGGCGACGCAGAAGTACGGGATCTCCGGATTCCCCTCCTCCGTGGTAATGTCGCACGGGCGAGTACTGGGCACCGTCGTCGGGTACCGCAGCACCGATGCGTTCGTCACAGAGGTACGGAACTTGTTGGGAAATGAGTGAAAAAAAAAATAAAAAAATGTGGTAAAGCATAAAGATAAACGAAGAAACGCATGGTACCGAAACACATGTGGCACGACGTCGCCGGCGTGGCCGTGGCCGTGGCTGTCCTCGTGGTGGTCTGGGTGCTGCTCTCACCGAGCGGCGGCTCCGCGGCGCAACGCCGGGGCGGGGAGAAGGTGGCCGTTCAGGACGATATGGAGGCCGAGGCGACGATGCTGGTTGTCCT